GGGTAACGCTGTCGCTTGGGATCTCGATGTACTCAATCTCCGGCCGACGGAGATTCCGCGAGCACCGCCAGGTCCGCTCACCGGGCTTTGGCCGGCCAAACTCCCGGGCCTCCTTGGTCATATACTTGGCAAGCTCCCGATAATAGTGGACGTCCAGCGGCTCCGCCCGGATGTATCCGCCGCCCTGCCACAGACTCCGGATCTCCTCCAGATCATCCACATCCGTGGCATTGATCACCACATGGTGGTGGATCCTCCGGTCCTCCAGGGTCCCGTCCTCCACCAGCCAGTCGTTCGCCCGCTTCTCGTGGTATCCCTCGGTCACGTAGATATATTGCAGCTCCGCGCCCCGTTTTTTCCGGGCCGCCCGGAACCTGCGGATAAACCGTGCAAAGTACCGATTGGCCGCGTCCTTGCTCTCCGGCAGGTGGTCATCATCATAGGTATGGGTCAGGACCAAAGCCCGGCGGCCGAAGTTGGCCGCCACCACCAGCTCTAGTTCCCGCCAGGAGCACTTGTCATTGTAAAACTGCTGGGCCGGAGAGGTGGCCTGGCTCCGGGCCGCCCGCCCCTGCCTGCCGGGTGGACGGTCCGGGATCGTCCCAATAACCTCAATGTGGAGCAGTCCGGCCTTGATGTGCTTGATTGCCTTACTCATCTCCGCCCTCCTCCAGCTGGTCCAGGGCCCGGCGGATGAGCCGCCACTGCTCAATGGGCAGTTTTTCCGCTCCGGTGAGGACGCCCCGGAGCTTGTCCGCCGTGAGATCTCCGCCGCACCGGCTGGACACCGCCTCCAGACAGCCCAGGCCGCCCGCCTGACGGTACTGCTGGAGCCGTTCCAGGGTCTCCTTCTTCTCCCGCCACGGGTTTGGCCGGTCCGGCTTTGGATCCGCCTTGGGCCCCTGGACGCTGTGGGCCCGGAGGATGCCAGCGTCCCGCTGGATCTGAACCCCGCCCAGGCTTGGGACGGTCTCCACCGCCCAGGTGGTTCCGGAGCCCAGGACCAGCACCCCCTGGGCCAGCGACGCCACCACATAGTCCCGGTATGCTGTCAGATCCGCCTCCCCCCTGTCTCCCCGGGGTAGCTGGATCACCAGTACCTGATGTATCAGTTCACACGAACAAATCTCTGCTGAAGCCATGACATCCCGCCTCCTTCCTCCTTCTCTGCTTGGGTCTCCCCGGTCTCCGTCTCCATGCGGGCCTCCAGGTCCCACAGTTTGACCAGCGCACCATACACCCGGGGCGGCAGGGCCGCCAGCTGGTCCCAGCTCACGCCGTGCAGCCCCCAGCTGCCGTCAGCGTCCTGATAAGTCAATCGTGCCATGGGTCACTCCTCCAATACCTTGGTTTTTGGCGTATAGATGCGGTCGCTGGCCCGCCGCTCCTGCTTGCGCACCTCGCCCAGCAGACGTTCCAACTCCTTGACCACCGCGCGCCGTTCCTCCAGCCACGCTGCTACCGGGGCAGTCTGGTCGATCCGGTCCTTCGCCTCCCGGCGCTGCCGCCGCACCTCCCGCAGTTTATAGGCCAGCCGTCCCGCATTCTCGTCCTCCAGCTCGCACAGCTCCAGCCGGTGGAGGATGTCCTGCGTGGCGTCGTTTGCCTCTTGTTCGGCTTGCTCCGCTATATGTAACTGCTGTTCCGTCTCCCGGAGGTAGTCCAAAAAGGACTCGATCCCCCAGCTTATCTGGATTCTGGGTTCCATGCCCTCAACTCCTCTCTCCTTAGTTCACTGGCATCAATCGCCCTTGCCATCTTTCAGCGCCTCCAAATCAATCCTTTCGACTTCTGCCCGAACTTCCAGGCGGTTCAGGTAAAATCTAAAGTTCCGGCTTCGTACTTCACCGTCATACGGTGGAGCTTTTCATACCGGATTTTGGTCTGCCAGTATTCCGCCTTAAAGCGTTCCTTATAGTTGGCGCTGTTCATCATCTTTACGGTATCGTTCAGGTTCATTTGTAAATTTCCTCCATTCTTTTTAGCACCATCTCCACGGCCTCGTCCGCTATGGGAGCGCCGCAGTGAGGGCAGAATTTATACTTCCCAATGTTTCCAATTCCTTTATGGCATTTACTGCACTGAAACTCCCACCAATCGTCGTCAAAAATCCATACGCCTTTCATCCGTTCCACCTGCTCCCGGCTGACCGGGCGGGGCATCTACCTGAATCACGATGGTCAGCATTACTCTGCCTCCACCAGTTCCCCATTCATCAGCTTGTACCAGGTGTCCGCCTTTACCGTCTCGCCATCCACCACAACGGCCTTCCAGTGGGCAAGATCATAGCTGTTTTCTTCCTCCTCCGCAATAACCAGGATTGCGCCCAATCCGCCCCGGATCATCACGCCGTTACCCCGGACCAATCCAGTCCCGTTGACTCCGACGGTTACGCTCCCTCTCGATGTTGCGGCTCCACAGGACCCGGCGGTTGCGGCTCCATAGGACCCGGCGGTTGCGGCTCCATAGTCCCCGGCGGTTGCGGCTCCACAGGCCCCGGCGGTTGCGGCTCCACGGTCCCCGGCGGTTGCGGCTCCATAGGACCCGGCGGTTGCGGCTCCACAGGCCCCGGCGGTTGCCTGTTTGGGATCAGTGTGCTCCGTGGTTGTATGCGACTTAACATAATCAATGTGCGCCTTGACCAGACCCGGAATCCCAATTTCAGCCGTCAGCGTCAGCTCAGAGGACGCGATCTTGCTGTCCTCGTTGTCTTCATCTACAATGCCGCCAGCTTCACAAACAAAATATCGACTTTTATTCGGAGCGAAATATCTGAATACATCCAGCGGGGTCTTGCAGGAGTGGAATCCGCTCCCGCCGCATCGGATGGCCCCGTTATCCTCGTACTTTTTTCCTAGCTCATACCGGAACCCACCATGACACTTCATATCCTTTTCGGTTCCCTTATAGGTAGTTAACTTATTGCTCATATTATCCTCCTGTTTGTTAAGTCATGGCTCCTCGCCCGCCGCTTATACTCCTGCAATGTCCTCTCCGACTGGATCCCAGTCCGCCGCATGATCTCCCTATCAGTCATCCCAGCCCGCAGACAGTCCGACACCGCCCGGACATCATATTTTGGCTTCTGGCCCCGGCCGGCGGAGTAGTCCTTCCCGTCGCTCACATACAGCGGGCAGGCGACCACACGGTATGAGGCCCCGCAGCCCCGCTTCCATGTAGGCTCTGCCGTCCACCCAGGCACAGGCTGGAATTTGATGCGCTTGGTCTCCGGGTCCCGCTCAGACCACGGGCAGTCCCCATAGCACCTGGCGCAGCTCAGACACAGTGTGTCAGCCATGAGCAGCCTCCCACACGCCTGCCTCCAGGAGCAGCGCATTCCATTCCCTGGGGCTCATCCCTCTGGCCGCGGCCTCCCGCAGCGTTGGCAGCCCACGCTCCCGCAGTTCCTGGTGCCACTCTTCCTGCCACGCCCTCAGCCTGGCCATGCTCTCCGCCTCCAGCGGACCGGGCGGGGCGTACCGCAGTTTCTCCCCCTGAGCCAGTGGCGGCAGGCGGGCCAGAAATCACGGCCTCGATCTCATCGGAAGTGTAATTCTCTGTCTTATAAACCACGGTGCATCCGTCTGATCCATCATTCTCCGGGTCTACCGGATAAAATAGGTCAATGGCAGCCTGCCGCTCAATATACTCAGCCATCCTGCTCCTCCCTTTCACAATAACAGTTCATCAATGGATCATCATGGTCACACATACAGCATGGTTTCCCGTCACCACTGCCTGGTGGGGCATGGATACAGCCTTCACAAACATAATCAGCCATTGCTGTCACCCCTCCTCCGGTGGCTGCTGGAGCCATTCTAAAGCGTGGGCCATTCCTTTCCAAATTGCACCGCCACCGGCAGCGCTTCTCCTGTACTCAACTTCTGCGAGAAATCGAGCCAACTCCTTGTCGCTCATGGCCCGGATGCGGTCGGCGTTGGTCATTGGCGGCTTATATGCTCCACACTTTATGACGATTTCTCTTGGATTCCGCTCGTGTCGGCAATCTGCTCGGCAACTATCACATAGATTAAGTCCCATTTTCCTGCTCCTCCATTTTCGTCATAATCTTCGCCTTCCGCCGCATACACCAGGCAAACACTGGGAACCTAAAATCCTTTTGGGTGGAGCACTGCGACAAAAATCCGCAGGTCTCACAATGCCCGCCGACGATGGCCTGAGAGATCGCCAGTCCCTCGGCCTGCTTTTCGGGCGGATATGGCCGGTCAAACATGGTGACGTGCGTATATGATTTCCAGCTCACGTCAATCCTCCTATCCTGGCTCCGAGCCCCAGCAGCTCGTCCGCGCTCACCTCCAGGACCTGGGCGATCAGGAACAGGGTGTCCACCCGGGGGTCATGCACCCCCCGCTCGATCTGGTACAGGTTTCCGGCGGACAGCCCCACCCAGGCTTCCAGATCGGCCATCCGGAGCCCGCGAGCCTCCCGCACCAACCGGATCCGGGGTCCGATCTTCCCCGGCTCCCATGGGATCAGCTCAGGCATCCAGATCCGCCCCTTTCCATTCCCACTTACTCCCCCCATAGCAGTCCTTACAGTAGCAATCCGCCAGACATTCTTCGCATGGTGTGTACTCATAGTCTGGGCACTTCTCCAACTCGTCATAGTGCAGACAATCCTCGCACTCCATTAGCTCCTGCACTCGGGTATTCAGCGCCTCCAGCTCTGCCGCCGCCTCCCGGAGGATCCGGCAGCCATGCACCCCGCAGTCATGCTCCAGCCCGCAGACCAGGCAGGCCAGAGAGCCGGTCTGCACCTTCAGCCGCCTCAGTGCGGCAATCAGATTTTCAATTTTCATTTTGGATCTCCCTCTCCTCGTCCTCCAGGTACAGCGGGCACCGGATCACCGTGTAGGAGGTCATCCCGTGGGCCCGCACCTGTTTTTTGGCTGTCCAGCCGGGGACCGGCTCAAACCGCACCCGGTGCTCTATCTCGTCATACTCGCACCAGGGGCATCCCATGGTCCCCAGGGCCCGGCGGCAGCTCCAGCATAAGGTCATCATAGCGCTCAAAACGGCAGTTCGCCGTCGTCGTCCAGGTCCTGGAGGTCCCCGGCCGGCGGGGGTGGGAGCGTCCCCTCGTCGGCGTTGCCCTCGCTGGGCGGGGCGGCCTTGGCCCCGGCAAAATAGATGCCGTCGGCGATCACCTCGGCGCTGCGGCGCTTGCCGCCATCCTTGTCCGTCCAGTCGCGGATCTGAAGGCGGCCCTCCACCACGGCCATCTGGCCCTTGTGGAAATACTGCTGGACAAATTTTGCCCGGGCCTCCCAGGCCACCACGGGGATCCAGTCGGTGTCCCGCTCGCCGCTGGCCTTGTCCTTGAAATCCCGGTCCACCGCCAGGGAGAAGGAGGCCACCGGCTTGCCTGCCTGGGTGTATCGCAACTCCGGGTCCCGGCCCAGCCGGCCCATGATCACGATTCGATTCAACATCATGCCACTTCCTTTTGCTTCTTTGTTCGCTTGGGCAGTTTGGGCGTCCCGTCCTCGTTACGCTGGCTCCCGGCCCGCAGCCACCGGAGCCAGGCGGCCAAAAAGTCCTTGTGTACCTCCCGCGGCTTGGGGCTGCCCGCCAGGGTGTCGTTGTGGTAGCCGTGGATCTGCCGGATCTTGTTGCCGTCCATCTCAATGGTGATATATGGGGTATGCGGGTCATCCGCCCGCCGGAGAAACAGGATGGTGCAGACCCCGCTCATGTGCCGCGATGCGTAGCCGCCTACGCAGTGGTCCAGGACCTTGCCCTCCCGCCGGATGGCCCCGGCCGTGGCCGGGAATACGATCCGCAGGCCGTCCATCTCAAACTCATACTTCAGCCGCCGCTCCTTGAGGGATACTGCACGACGGGATCCCTCTGTCCTGGCCTGCGTGTCGGCCAGCTCTGCCACCGCCATGTCATGGGCGGTATACAGCTGCTCCGGCCAGAGCACCGCGCTGTGCTCCATGCACCGGCCCAGGGCATAGGCCGCGTCCAGGTAATCCCGGTAGAGCTCAAACAGAGTGCAGTAATAGTCCTCGTTTTGGACAAAGACCCCGTCAAAGTACCGCAGCAGCCGGTCCGGGTCCAGCCGGTACCGCTTGGCCAGCCGCAGCACGTCCATGGGGTCCATCTGGCCGCCCCACAGGCTGCAAAAATCTACGCAGAACGCCAAGTCCCAGGTCTTGTCCCAGTGTCTGCGCACATAGTTCCGCACCTCCAGCACCTCCATGCGTGGATGGACCTCCATAAACCAAGCCAGTTCCCGTTTGTCCAGCCCGAAGGCCTTTCGGGGGTCGCTCTCTTCCCAACACATGGCGCCGGCGTTTTTCTTCCGGCTCCATACCAGGTCGGCAATGGGCTGCCAATACCCCGCCTTGGACAGCATCTCAATCTGCCTTGGGTAGATGGAGTAGGCAGTGAGATAGGAGATCAGCTCGTGGAATCTTTTCGCATAGCCCCGGGCCCCGCCGGGCCGGTACTGCCACCGATCAAAAAATCCGCAGTACCGGAAAAAGGGGTGGCTCTCCAGGACCTCCCGGTTGAAAATGGAATAGGGGCTGTGATTGTACCAGGAGATGGAGCCGGCCTTAAACGGCTCCTGGACCAGCTTTTTCTGCCTCAGCTCGCTCCGCTCGTAGGTGATGCAGGGGTGCTTGTCATCCCACTGGTAGTCCACCTGCATCACCTCGCCCCGGACAAATCGGTAGCCGCTGGAGCACCAGGCGACGGGGCCCGCAGTCAGCGCCGCATCGTCGGCGTAGTCCTTGTACAGCACCAGGGCGTCTGCATAGAGGGCGTCTCCTTTGGCGTGGAGGAGCACTGTCAGCTCCGTCTGCCGCAAAGATTTCCGGCCCTTGGCCCTGGACAGGTCGATGGCCGTCACCTCCCGGCCGCACCAGGGACAGGTCAGCCGGTCCTTGTGCCTCAGCTCCATCAGGGTCCAGTGTTCCTGATCCTGGGTCCGGGTGAGATAGGGGCGGACCTCCTTGTGCCCACAGCAGGAGGCCCACAGATGGATCTCACCCAGGCCCATCAGATCCCCATCCCGCCGGAAAAACAAGTAGTGGGAAAAGAGATCGTTCATGGTCGTCAGTTCCTGCGCCGTCACTGTGGGCCAGCTGTCCAGGATCTCGCGCTCCCGTTTAGTATAGCTCATCCTGCCCGCCCCCTCAGAAGAAGTCGGACAGATCCAGCAGGATCCCGTCCCGGTCCGGCTCCGGCTCCGCCGGGGTGAGGCGGATGGTCACCGTAGACTGGACCTCCGCCCCGTCAAAGTAGAAGGCCGCCGCCCTGCGGTAGGCTTCCAGGTCGGAGATGGAATCGCCCACCCCCTTGGCCACGGCGGTCATACACGCCGCAAACGAGCCACCCTGGACCACCGCTTGGGCAAACTCCTCGTCCTGGCGACAGAACTCCAGCAGCACGTCCCGGACGGCGGGGCGCATGGCCTGCTCCTTCGGCCCCTTGACTTGGCTGTACTCAGCCTTAAGCTTGGCCGCCGCCTGCTCATACCAACTGCTCATTCCGCGCACCTCCTCACCGCCTCGGCCAGGGCCAGGACGGCCTTAGCCAGCTTCCCGGCGGCGTCCTCATCCCGGCTCCGCACCTTGAGGAGGATCCCGTGCATCCGGTTGACTGTGTCCTTGGTCTGGTCAAACAGCAACTCAAACTGGGCCAGATCCTTGTCCGCCCCCAGGGCGGCCTTTTTCTCCTCTTTGGCCTGCTCCTCCAGCTGGAGCCGGACCTGCTCCAGGGCCTCCTCGGCGATTTTCTGCTTGTCCTCGGCCCGCTTTTTGGCCTCCCGGGCCTGGTCCAGTTTGGCCTGCATCCCGGCCACGGCCTCCGCCCGGGCCTTTTCAATGGCCGCCTGGTCCACCACGGTCTCCACGGCCACCTCCACCGGCTTCTCCTTCAGCTCGGCCAACTGGGCTTCCAGCCGGGCCACAGCCTGGGCGGCCTGCTCCCGGTCCTCCTGGGCTCCGGACAGGCGGGCATTGAGCAGGGCCATATCCTCGGCCATCTTGGCCCGGGCCTGCTCCGCCGCTGACGCTTCGGCCTGGGCCTTGGCCGCAGCCTCCTGGGCCTCCTTCCGCTCCCGGATCGCCTTTTCCAGCTCCCGTGAGGTCATATCGATGACAGTTTTCTCCTCTCCGCCCACGACATGGTTTTCTGCGATAAACGATTCTCGCTCTTCAGCTGGGAGCGCCAACAGAGTCAATGCTTTGGCGGCGCCCAAATCCGCAAGCGCTTGCGGATTTGACCATTCCCGTGCCAGCCGCATGAAGTTTTGGGCCGTCCGCTCCGAAAACTCCACCCGCTCATTGAGCCAGGGGAGCCATTCTCCATGGGGGATGGTCTGCTTGGCCTCGGTCAGGCACCGGCCGATGGTGAGGATGGCCTCCCCGCCCCGGCGCTTGGCGTCCAGGATCTCCTGGGTGATGACCTCGATGTCGCGCCCCTCCTTGGGGGCCAGCACTCCGGACAGATCAAGCATTGTTGGCCACCCCCTCGCGCTCCAGCAGCTCCGCCACCCAAGTCCGGTAATCCCGGCTGGCCGCGCTGAAGGGGGACAGCGCCCCCACCGGCTCACGGGACCAGCTGGATTCTACTACCTTGTCCGTGCGGCGGATCACCGTCCGGAAGATGGGGACCGGGCTCTCCTCCCGGAGAGTCTGGACCGCGTCCTCGCCAATGCTGGACCGCCGCCACTGGGTCACCAGCACCCCGGCCACCCGGATCTGGGGGCAGGCCTGGCGGATGTTGTCGATCTGCCGGACCAGCCCAGCCATCCCCGTGGTGGAATAGGCGTCGATCCCGGCTGGGATGATGATGCTGTCGCAGGCGGCGATGGCAGACAGACAGCTCACCGAGTAGTAGGGCGGGCAGTCGATGACCACCGTGTCGTAGTACGCATCCTCCGCGACCACGGCCAGCAGATCCCGCAGGCGGTCAAAGTCCGGGGCCTGCCGCCCCAGCAGGCAGGACAGCTCGTAGTCCCCCAGATCCTCCCCGGCAGGGATGATGTCCAGCCCCTCATAGTCCGTGCGCCAAATGATGTCCGGATAGTATTCGATGGGATACTCCAGCGCGGCGGCCAGCCCGGCCCCGCTGGGATCCTGGCCGGAGGCCAGCATCATGCTGGTGGCGTTGCCCTGGCTGTCGGCATCGATAAACAGGACGCGCTGCTTGCAGCTGGTCGCCAAGATAAAGGCCAGCTCCACGGCGGTGGTGGTCTTGCCCACCCCGCCCTTGCGGTTGACGATCGCAAATGTTCTCATGGTAATTCCTCCGTTTTTTCTTCAAATGGAACTGGTTCGTCCGGCAGGTCAAAAAAGTCCATCTGAGCCTTGGGCGGCCGCTTGTAGGTCTGCCGCTTTGCCGCCGGGGCGGGTTCTTCCAGCGCGCTCTCCCGAAAGCGCTGGTACTGGCCGTCAAAGACCAGATAGATCCTCCCCCGGGTGCCCTCCTTGTTTTTGGCCACCTTCAGCACCCGCCGGCTGGCCTCCGGCCGGTTGGGCTCCTCCAGATAGAGCAGCAGGATGGCGTCCGCGTCCTGCTCGATCTGCCCGGACTCCCGCAGGTCGGACATGGTGGGCTCCACCTGCTCGTTTTTGCCGGTATGCTCCGCCCGGGAGAGCTGGGACAGGGCCACCACCAGGCGTCCTGTACCGTGGGCCAGCTGCTGGAGGCTCCGGCTGATCCCGGACACCTGCTCTGTGCGGTTGGCCTTGCGGGTCTCCGGCTCGATGAGCTGCATATAATCCACATACACGATCTCGTACCGGCGGGCCAGGGCGTCCGCCCGAATATCCTGGGCTGACATACCGCTGGCCTCCACCAGCTCCAGCTTCCGGGCCCGGATCCGGTCGGACTGGTCGGCCACCCGCTGCCACTGCTCCCCGGTGATCTGATTGCGCTTGATGGCAGACATCTCAATGCCCACCAGGTTAGCCAACAGCCGGTCGGCCAGCTTGTAGCGGTTTGTCTCCATGCTGTAAAACCCGACCCGCCTTGTCTTGGCCTGGTGATAGGCCATAGCCACCGCCAGAGCGGTCTTGCCCGCGGAGGGGTAGCCACCCAGCACCACCATGTCCCCCATCTCGGTGTATGTACCCGCATCCAGCTTGGGCAGGCCCCAGGT